GGCGTTTCGCTCTGCCCAGGCTCTTCTTGATGCAAGCGGCTTGAAGGTAACCTTCCACGACAGGATTCTCTACGCAAACAACAACATCAACCCGGCTATGATCAACGGGCTGTGGACGCTGTTCCCCAACCTCACCGATCCCGCAACAGGACTTCCTGTGCTCAACGTCACCGACAACGGCGGACGAATGGGCTCGGCTCAGTCATCGACGTGGGCCGTGAAGTGGGGCATGGACGGGTTGTTCTTCACGTACCCCCGGGGAGGGCAGGGCTGGATCACTTCCGATGACATGGGAGTGCAGCTTGTGCCCGACGACCAGAACCTCACCCCGGCCAGGGAGTACCGGGCGCTCGTGACGTGCATGGGCATCCACTTCGGTTTGGCCGTTGGAGACCCCCGGTGCGTCCAGAGGCTCGCGAACATCGACGCAACAGCGGTGTGGAACCCCAACGCACAAATGACGGCAATGGGCAACTTCCCCGACGACAACTACGACAACGTAGTGCTCTACGCCCCCAGGCGGGTGTGGCAGCAGATGAACCAGTCGGCGGCGAACAAGACCAACGTCGTTCTGTCCTGGGGCGAGGCATGGGGAGGGCCCGTGGTGTTCTTCTTCACGGTCCCCGTGAGGATGTGCGAGCGTATCATGCCCATCACAACCCAGACATCGCCGGGAGTTTTCACCACGGTCTACGAGCCGGTGGCGAGCTGAGAGGAGGAAGCCATGACTGATTTCTATCTCTACTACTCCGATGCTCAGGCCATCACGGCGAGCGCGGTCTCAAACGCTCCTCAGAACGGAGGGGTCATCGACTTCTTCGGGGTGTCAACCGACATCTGGGCGATCATCAACGCACAGCCCTCGGAGACACCGCACAAGATATACCTGAAGGTGTGCGTGGGAGCCGTTGGGTTTGTTGGCGCGGGAGCTACACTTGCGGTTGCCATGCAGGATGCACCTGATGGCGTGACGTACGCCAACACGATCCTGCAAACGACACAGCCGATCCCTGCGGTGAACCTGCTTCCGGGAACTGTTCTTCTGTGGGCTCCACTTCCGTTCTTCTCGGGAAGCGTCCTGCCCCCGAACAAGATGTATCGGTTCACACGGATGGCCTACACGGTCGCGGGGGGTCCATTCACTGCCGGCACAGTCAACGCCCTGCTGGACGTTTACTGAGAGGCATACAAACGGTGCCGGGGAACCGGCCCCTTACTTGGAGGGCGCAATGGGCGCTCGGGAGTTCAAGTTGGCAAAATCCAAAGGCGGCGTAAGCCGAAAGATCCCCGGTCCGCCTTCTCCGAAACGACTGATTCACGGTCGAAAGAAGAAGAGATAGGGGAAGATGACGGCGGGGGTCAGTCCTCGCCGTCTGCCTTATGGCGATCTACAGTCTCACCGACGTACAGATTTTCAACAAAGCCCTCCAGAGGCTCGGTATCTCCTACCAGAGCTTCGCGACCGCTGTTGACGGTACGGACACCACCAGTCCATACGGGAGGGTTGCGGGCCTTGAGTTTCAGTCCACAAGGAACGAGGAACTGAGGGCCAACAACTGGGTCTTCGCGATGAAGCGGGCGCTCCTTATCAGCTCATCGCCGATGACATGGACTTCACGGACTAGTCCGAGTGCACAGCAGTGGACTTCGATATGCTGGTCTCCTGACTTGGCGCTGTTTGTTGCTGTGGCGAACAACGGAGCCGTAGGCGTCCAGGTAGCGACTTCTCCCGATGGGGTCACGTGGACTTCTCGGGCGAGTGCAAATGCGCAGCAGTGGACTTCGGTGTGCTGGTCCCCAGAGTTGGGGTTGTTCTGTGCCGTTGCTTATAACGGGGCTGTCGGGGTCCAGGTGATGACCTCCCCTGACGGAATCAACTGGACTCAGAGAACCAGTGCCAACGCTCAGCAATGGAAGTCAGTTTGTTGGTCATCTGGTCTAGGATTGTTCTGTGCTGTAGCTGATAATGGCGCTGTGGGTGTACAGATAATGACCTCACCCGATGGGATCAACTGGACGCAACGTACGAGCGCCAACGCTCAGCAATGGAACTCGGTTTGTTGGTCGCCGGAATTGGGAATGTTCTGTGCTGTGGCGATTGATGGGGCTGTCGGTGTTCAAATTATGACTTCTGTTGATGGCATCAACTGGATACAGAGGACTAGTCCGAGTGCTCAACAGTGGCTCTGTGTTTGCTGGTCTTCACAGTTGGGAATGTTCTGTGCCGTTTCTTTCAACGGAGTTGCCGGGGTCCAGGTGATGACCTCTCTCAATGGGATCACGTGGACATCACGGACTAGCGCGAGCGCTCAATCGTGGCATTCCGTTTGCTGGTCTCCTAGTTTGGGACTATTCTGTGCTGTAGCCTATACCGGAAGCGCTGGACTTCAGGTGATGACCTCTCCCGATGGGGTCACGTGGACTTCGCGTACCAGCGCGAGCGCTCAGCAATGGATGTCAGTTTGTTGGTCTCCGGGTCTAGGACTCTTCGCTGCTATAGCGAACAACGGAGTGGTGGCTACCCAGATCATGACCTCGCCGAGTCTGATAAACATGAGCGGGTTCACGTACGTCTACGCGGTTCCCTCTGACTGTCTTCGGGTGGTGTCCACGTACTCCATCCTCACTTCTACTCAGATCACGGGCAGTTACAGCACGCAACACACTCATGAGGTTCCCTTTCTGGAAGAGGCGGGGAAGGTCTACACGGACCTTGCCAATGCCTACTGTCGGTACATCCAACAGATCGCCACGGGAACTGCGTGGACGGAACCTCTTTTCACGGATGCTCTTGCAATCAGGCTCGCATCCAAGATCGCAGTCGCAGTGACCGGTGAACCGTTGGACCAGAAGGCAAAGCAGTCCATGATCACCGAGTACAATCTCGTCATTCAGAGGGCTTCCGATATGAACCTGATAGAGCAGGGCAGGTACGTCAGGGTCTCCGACAGGAAGGAAGACCTTCAGACGGTCCAGGAGAAAGAAAATACTTCTGACCGTCTTGCTACTCAGCGTACCACGGGAGGCGCATGATGCCAGTCTTCTCGGTGAACGATGCACAGGTTTTCAACAAGGCCCTCATGAGACTCGGGGAGAAGGCCAAGAAGGTCTTCGACGTGGCCGGGGCCGATACCAGCGAGTACGGGGTCATCGCCTACCAGGAGTACCAGAGCACCAGGAACGAGGAGCTTCGAGCGAATAGCTGGTTGTTCTCGATCAAGAGGGCGATCCTTGTAGCCTCGGCAGTTCCAAACAACTCAGGGTTCACCTACGAGTGGACCTATCCCGCTGACTGCCTTCGCTTGGTTTCCTGCTTCGTTGTTCTCACGAGCGCTCAGGTGGCAGCTACCTACGGGACACGGCACGTCCACGAGGTTCCGTTCGTCGAGGAGCAGGGAGTCATCTACACCGATGTCAACAACGTGTACGCCAGGTACGTCCAGGAGCTTGCCGTTCCCCAGACGTGGACGGAGCCTCTGTTTGTCGATGCCCTTTCCCTTCGCCTTGCTACCAAGATAGTGAAGGCGGTGGTGGGAAGTCCTTCGCCTATCCAGGAGCGGCAAGACATCTGGGATGAGTACAACAGGGTCATTGCACGAGCTCTAGCGGCGAACCTCATCGAGAGCTCTAGAAGCGAGCTTGTCGCCGACCGCAAGGAGGACCGGTCTTCCATCGGGGATACTCTCCAGGCCAGGGAAGTCATGTCGAACAACAGGACACAGTGATGCCTACATTCGGACTGACTGATCAGCAGATATTCAGCAAGGCCCTTCTCCGTCTCGGAGAGAAGCACGGGAAGGTCTTTGACGTATCCGGGGCAGACACTAGCGACTATGGAGTGATGGCCGCGCAAGAGTACCAGTCCACACGAAACGAAGAGATTCGAGCGAACAACTGGATTTTCGCCATGAACAGCGTCCAGTTGACAGCAGCTCCCGCAGGGACCGTCAACAACACCGGCTTCTGGTATATGTACGTCGTTCCTTCGGACTCACTGAGGGTTGTCAACTGCTACTCGGTCCTGCCTCAGTGGTACACTACCTACCCGTTCAAGCACATTCACAGATCATTTGCACCGTTCACTGAGTGGCAGGGCATCATCTACACCGACTTGGACAACGCCAACGACAACCCGTTCGCTCAGTACATGCAGGAGCAGCCCCTAGGGACGGTCTGGTACGATCCCTGCTTCGTCGATGCTCTGGCGCTTCGGATCGCCTCGAAGATTGCCCGGGCGGTCCTCGGTCCTCAGTTCAGTGATACGGTCACGCGGGATCTCCAGGCAGAGTACGGGGCTGTTTTGAAACGAGCGGTCCAGCAGAACGCTATCGAGATCGAGGACGACCTCCAGGAGTCAGGCGAAACATTCTGGACTGACAGAGCAAGGTGGACATCGTGAAACAAACGCCCGTCCTCTCAGACTTTAGTGCAGGGGAGCTTGCGCCACAGTTCTACGGAATGGCCGGACACCCTGCGTACTTCAAGGGAGCCTCAGCTGTCCAGAACTTTGTCCCCATGCTCCAGGGGGGAGCCTACAAGAGACCGGGGACTCTCGTGTGCGGTCACACAAGCGGAGACTTGGCGGCGAGACTTGTGCCGTTTGTCGTTGACTCCACGCACATCTACGTCCTTGAGTTCACCGCGAATCTCATACAAGTGTGGAAGAACGGCGCTGTCATCTCCACTATGTGGACCTATTACTCGGCGACGGACATCCCGAGCCTCCAGTTCTATCCGTTCTACCCTGACCTTTTCATCACGCATCAGAACTACAACCCGTCTCGGATACGGTGGACGGCAGCGGACACACTCACTCTCTCGCCGTTGACGTTCAAGACGCACACGATAACGACCGATCCCACGGGGACCACGTTGAAGGGGAACTTGACCACGGGTCTGGCTACGATCACCGGAGTCACCACGAATCAGTTGCCGGCAGAGAACACTTGGTTTGTCACGGATGCTTCGGGCTACATACCAGCAAACACCTACGTTCTTTCGATTGCACCGACTGCGGGAACAAATCCCGTCACCTACACTCTCACTCTCTCGGCGGCCGTCACGGGAACGGTCCTCAACGACAACCTGACGTTCACGTTGCAGCCTCTCCCATTCCTGGGAAACTACATAGCCCGTGGAAACTGCGAGAGTGCTACAGCTCCCTCGATACCGGGATATGCGGGAATTGCGACGAACGCAACTTTCACAAGGGTCCCCTTGCCACACACCGGAACCTACTCTTATGAGTTGGCATACACGGCGGGGGTAGGATCTTTCGGTTGGTCGTTTGGCGCTAATTCTCCGACAGATATGTCGGGATTTGTCGCCGGTCGGACATACACGATCTGGGAGTTTGTATATGTTCCCGCTGGACTTGGAATCACATTATCGAATATCTATGTTGATGCGGTCTACAGCACCGATGGAATCAATTTCCTTTTCTTGGGGGCAAGCAATAGCCCACTAGCAACCAACACGTGGACGCTCTTGACCTACTCTTTCACGGTTCCGGCAACTAGCGTAGGCTTTTCTCTCGCTTTGACTGTCGGGGAAGTGGGAGCTGGGAAGTATCTTCTCACCGACGACATCTGTCTTGCCGATACGACCGTTCAGCCGGCGTGTGTCTCTGTGATCAACGACATCATCTGGTTTGCCAACACCAGGAATCAGCCGCAGTCTTTCTGGCAGAGCGTTGCCGGTATCTGGGACTCAACCGACACCACGGGAGCAAACGGCTACGTGGGGATGTCGTGGAGCGATCCCTCTACCTACTCCGTGAGCGTTGCTCAGTTGAACGCAGACGGTACTCCGACGACAAACCCGATCACGTACCTTCCAACGGCGACATTCCAGGACGTAGTGAACGCCGGAGACGCAGGTTCCTACACGCTTGCCTCAGAGAGAAACGACGCTATCTACTGGCTTCGAAACTGTCAGGACATCGTTGTTGGGAGTGCTTCGGCTGAGTGGGTCATTCCCGCAGGGTCAAACCCGACCAGCAACTTCCAGATCATCAACATCTCATCCGTTGGAGAATCGAACATCCCTGCGAGCCTTGTCACGGGAGGTCTCGTATTCGTCCAGAGACTCAATCAGAGAGTTTTCAGGCTTCAGTGGCAGGGGATGGCAAACCCGTGGATACCACCGGAAGATTTGACGGAGCTGGCCTCTCACTTGTTTGTGGGCAACCCCATTCTCTCATTCGATGTTCAGCAGGTTCCCGATCTCGCGCTCTGGTTTCTCAGAACCGATGGAACGGCAGCGGTGCTCCTTTACAAGATGGGACGCATGATAGCGTGGTGGAGGTTTGTCACTACTGGCACCATCAACAGTCTGTGCGTTGTTCCGGGGACCGATCTTCAGTCGAAGACAGACAGAGACATCGTGTACTTGTGCGTCACCCGGGGAGCATCTACCTACGTCGAGCAGGTAGCTACTCCCTATTGGTCGGACTCACGCTCTGCTGTCTTCTCTGACTGTGCGACGTACAAGTACAACGCGGTGGCCTTCAACACGATTGCCGTGGACACAAGTTTCAACGGGAAGACGCTGGAGATTGTCTGCGACGGGGCCTACGTCGGGACGGGTGTTCCAGCAGCGGGAAGCCTCGCCCTACCTGTGAGTTGTCACTACTGCGTCGTCGGCTACAACATGGTCTCCCGGCTCGCCACTCTCCCCCTGGTAGCTGCTCCGACTGACGGAAGCTCCTCGATGAAGAGCAAGGTCGTCCCCCAGACACGGATCAGGGTCTACAACACCATGTACCTGCTTGTCGGGATGAGTGCGACGGCATCGAATGACAATATCGTCAGTCTCGGTTTCACCTACACGGGGACTCCCGGGGCGATCACGGCCTACGGAGCGGCCAACCCGACTCTTGTGAGCGGTCCGTACAAGAACCCGGTCCCGGTGGTCGTGCAACAGGATGCGATGATGAACCTCATCTCGGATCTGCCGCTGCCGTGCACGGTGACGGGGATCGTCCCGGATCAGGTCACAATTGAATGAGCCACAGGGAGATGGTTCCATCTGACTTTCTCAGGATCTCCGGGATAGACCCGCACATTGAGACTGAGATGCAGAATCAGAACCTCATCCTGACAGCGAGGGCTCATATCGCCCGGGGTCCGTGCGCCACCATCGAGGAAGACGGAAAGGTTCTCGTGTGCGGAGGCGTCTGGGTCCGGTGGCCGGGGAGCGCCGAGGCATGGGTACGGTTCTCTCTCCCTGTGGGGCCTCACGTCGCCAAAGAGGTCAGAGAAATCCTCATGGGGTGGGCCGAGAGTGAGAAGCTGGACAGGATTGACTCCACGACTCAAGCTGATTGGAAGGAGGGAAGACGGTTCCTTGAGTGGATGGGGATGAGTTTCGAGTGCATACTGCCGAAGTACGGTCCTGACGGAATGGACAAAGCGCTGTATTCCTGGGTAAGAGAATGTCCCAAGTAGTCAACACGATAGTTTCCGCAGCAGAGGTTGTCGGGGGGATAGCTGCTGCCCCGTTCACAGGTGGGGCGTCTCTTCTCTTGACGGCAGCCGGGACAGCTAGCCTTGTTGCTTCTCAGCAGGCTCAGTCTCAGGCATCGGCGGCCTCAGCGTTCACGGGAACTACAGGAGGAACGAGCCCGGGGTCCACAGGGACAGGGACGACGACAGCGGCCACACAGACGACACCGGCTACCGAGCCGCTTACTCAACAGCAAGTTCTGGCATCGTTGCTTCAGTACAATCAGGGTGCTTCCGGAGGCGGGAGGACTAGCGGAGGAACCCTAGCTCAGGAAACTCAGCCGGAGACTCCATCGTTACTGACATACAATCCGAGTGCATCCGGCGGGGGAAGAACGAGCGGGAACACCCTGGCTCAGGACACAGAAGTTCCTGCGGCGGCCCCCGCTTACGATCCAAACGCATCCGGTGGCGGCAGGACAAGCGGCAACACCTTGGCTCAGAACACCACGGTTGCCTCTCCCGTTGCACCGACCGCACCGACAGCTACCACGACTCCAACGCCGACCACAAAGCCGTCAGATTCGAATACTACGACTCCCACGGGGACTGATCCGTTGGCGGCAGGAACACAACCTCCCCTTACCGGCGGGAACGCGCCAGGCTCTTCGACGTACGTCGTTCCCACTCAGTTTGAAATCTACCAGGAGCAAGCGAAGGCCGGGAACCTGGCGCAACAACAGTTTGAGATTCAGGGTCTTGAACAGATCGTCAATCTGAAAGCCCAGGAATCGGCTGCCGAAAGCTCGATCATGGCGACCACAGCGGCACGGGGATTGAGGATGGAGGGCTCCCCGCTGTACCAGTTGACCATTCAGAAGCAGAGGGGGCAGAGGGCGATAGGGCTTGCCGAACAGTCATTTGCCGCCAGTGACGTAGAAGGGGCGGAGCTGAACCAGGCGACGTGGAATCAGCAGATGCTCAACCTCTCCGAGCAGAACTACGCGATTCAGACTCAGCTCAACAACTTCTACTTGTCGCAATTCGCTTCAACCGTGAGTTTCGGGACAAGCCTTCTCAGTGAGTTCTGGAATCCAAAAATAACATCTCCGTCTTCTGGATACTCTCTACCTTCAGAGACGGACTACTTGGACCTCTACGGCTATGGATAGACCATGAGCGATGCAGAGCTTCTTCGAGTACAGGGATCGATAGAGAATCTCGGGCTCACGATCTTCGGCAAGCTGGATGAAGCCGAGAGGAAAAGCGAATACTACAACGGCTACGAGACGCTTCGTAAGGGATTGAGCAATTTCGACTTGACCCTGGAAGGTGACAACGACTGGAGAAGCTATGGTGAGAAGGCCTCACAGGAAGAAGACCGTCTCTGGCAGACTGTAGACCAGCAGGTGAAGCACCAGGGAGCGAAGAACGACCTAGAGCTCACCTGGATGCAGATGAAGGCCAGCCACCAGCAACATCTTCAGGACATCACAGAACGTGTCAGGAACAGGAACCTCAACGCTGACCTTGTGAAGAGGATCGACAGTAGGGCGAAAGAGGTCCAGATCGGGACGATGAGCGCTGCCGAGGCCCAGGCCCGGGATGCTCAGGAATTGAAGAGTCTTTCTGCTGGTCCGAATCCCGTTGTCGATCCGGTGACGGCTGTCAACACGCTGAAAGCTCAGACCAGGGACAACCAGCTTTCCGAGATTTACCGGAGGGTTGCTGCTGAGGCGAAGGCCAGCGGGTGGCAGAAGGCGATTTCGGATATTCCCGCGATGGCCTCTGGGTACTCGGAGATCGTGAGTGATGACATCCCCGCGATTGAGCAGAGGATGGCCCAGACCGCCAATATCCTGCGGGCGCAGCAGAACATAGGCATACGGGACCAGAACGACAAGATAGAGTCTGCCATCATCGACAAGCTGAAGGACAACGATCTGAGCGGTGCTCTGAGCGTTCTCAATAGCGCGGTTCCTACTTCAGCGAACGGGTTCAAAGACTTGGAAGGCGGGAAGTCGGGAGCCGAATACTGGCAACAGTGGCACTCGTACCTTCATGCCTTCGCGGCTTCAGATAGAGCACAGAAACGAGCGGAAGAGGCCGACAACGTCTACTTTAACCAGCTCATGCTTGCCACGAAGACCCACTCGATGAAGCCCGACCAGATCATCACTGAGGCGATATCCCAGGTTTCCCAGGGTCACATGACGTGGAAGCAGGAAGCGGAGATCGAGAAGGCTTCCAAGGGCGAAGTGGCTGCCCAAGTCAACGAGTACCTGAAGCCATTCGATGAGGGTTTCAAGGACACAAGCCTCGACCAGAACCACAGGAACCTCTATGGGATCGCAGAGGCTATGTTCCGGTCCTACGCCGCCGGGGGAACGCGATCCGAGTCCGACTTGAAGGCACGACAGCAGGAGCTTCTTGGCAACGTCAAGAACGCTGTCGCGGGTGAGTCCATCGACAAGATTTTCGGCACCTTCGTACCAACAAGGACGGGGCCTCCCCCGATCACGGCTCCCATGGGTGGTATCTACGGCACAGAGCCCGGGAAGCCCGAAAGCAAGATACCCAAGCCTACCAACATGAAGGAAGCGGAAGACTTCGTGAACCGCTACGGTCCCTCGATCAAGAAACTGCCGTCGTCTTCGATGGGGTTCTCGATCAAGGAGACGGGGGTAGGGTTCCGTCTCAACGGCGTGGACTACGTTCTTGCCTCTGACGGCAACTGGTACACCCGATGAGTGACTTCACCGACTTCGACAAGAGCAACTTCACGGACTTCGACTCTCAGAGCAAGGCCACGGCTACGCTGAAGCGTGTTGACCCAGAGGCCGAGGACAAGCTCAATCTCGCTGACCACTTCGCGAAGCAGGGGATGAGCCCGGGGTTTGTCTACCGAAGCGTCGATGCCGTCTCGAAGGCGCTCTACGGCGCGGAGATGGGTGCCAAGCAGTTCTGGGGCAAGGTCAAGGGATCGTGGGACTCATGGCAGATAGGATCGGAGATAGACAAGCTCAGAGCGAAGCAGATCCTTGGCGACAACAGCGAAGAGACCCAGAAGCAGATCGACACTCTGGACGCCAGTCTACCACGGGAAGAGGAAAGGCTTTGGACGATTCCCGACGCTATTCTTAATCAGTTCTACTCTCTGGGGAAGGTAGCCCAGGAGACCGGGGATGCTGCTTTGCGGCAGAACAAACAGTACACGGGACCCGGTCACATGATCCTGAACATGGCGGCCGGGGTGTTCGCGGGGGCGAAAGAGTTTGAGACCCAGATCGTAGGGGGAACCTACCACCAGTTGATGAAGGAGACCGACGACCAAGGCAGGAAGATGAACCCCACGATTGCCAAGGCCACGGCGCTCACTCTCGGGGGGTTCAACACGGCGCTCATGCTCATACCCTACGGCAAAGCGTTGGAGCCCTTTGTCTCGAAGCTCGGGACCGAAGTCGCGGTAAAGCTCACGCTTGGGGGTATAGTGAAGCGGGCGGCGAACATGGGAGTGGTCCAGGGAGCCTACGCTGCCGCGAACTCACTAGCCACGGAGGGAGCCCGGGAGATCGCCAGGACGGTCAACAACAAGGTCAACGGCACGACCTTCACGAACAGGGACGCTTGGCAATTCCTTCACGACGCGGGGATAGAGTTTCTGACACAGGGAGCTACGGGGATGGCTTTGGCCGCTCCGGGGCTGATCACGGAGAACGTCAGGATAGCCCACGGCGGGAGGCTGGAGGGGGCTGTCAAGGAAGCAATGACGAAGATCGAAGGACAGCAAGATATCCTTGAAGTTCCAAAAGCAGTTACTCCACCGATCAAAGAGCCGACCATAGAAGAGCTTATCAACTCTCCTGAGTTCAAGCAAGTTGAGGGAGAGAGTCTGAATCCGACAATGGGAAACAGGGTCGTTCAGATGAGAAAGTTTGTTTCAGACTTGAAATCAATCGATACTTCCAAAATGCATCCCGACATCAAAGGACCTATCAACGATATTCTAGATCAATACAACCTCGCGAGTCCGAGCAAGAAGACGCTTTCTGCTATTTCTGAGATCAAAGACAAGATAGCGGACAACCCTGAAGCCGAATTGCAACCTTTCGAGAAAGCACTCCTTGATAGATCTTCACGAAAAAACTTCCGAGACCTTTCTTTTGACGAAGCAAGAGCCGTTCACGATGCTGTGATGTACTACGACAAGTTGCAAAGAGACAGTACCAATCTGATGATTGGAATGAGAAAAGCCGACCGTGCCGAAGTGGCTGCAAAATCGATAGAACAGATGCCAAAAGCAGAGAATGTAAAAAAAGATGCTTACAAGCTCACCCCGGGTATCTGGGACAGGGCAGTAAAATCAGGACGGTGGATCAAGAACCTTTTTGGTGACCACATGATGGGTCTGGACTATTTGGCCCAGACGATAGGAGGCAAAGAAGACAGCGATTTCAACAATGTGGTTTTCAGGCAATTGCACGGTAATGATCCCATAAAGATTGATGAGAACGGGAAGATAATGAAGCCTGATGCCAACGGAGGGGAGCGCGGTGCTTTAATCTATCGGCACACGATAGATGACCGTCAATCTGAGCTGAGAAAGCCCTTGGTGGAGAAAGTCAAGAGCATAGACCAGTGGAGAGCTCAGAGGGTTCAGGTAGGCAAGTTCAATCTCACCCGTGGGGAAAGGGTGTCCATCTACTCGTTGTGGAATCAGGACGATAGCAGAAGAAAACTGGCAAGTGAAGGAGGGGGTTTTGGATCTAGATTCATGCCAGACCCGAACAACGTTTATCGTCCCTCTATGGATGAGTGGTACGAACTTCTCAACTCCATCACCCCGGAAGAGAAAATGGCAGCAAAGGCCCTTTCTGAAGGATTCAAGGAGATTGGAGAAGACGTCCAGAAACAACATGTTACCACAAAGAACTATGAGCTTGACTTGGTTGAAAACTACTTTCCCGAAGATGTTATGCCTATCTCCAGAAAAAGCAGACAGGAGATCGAGGAATCTATTAGGCTTGCCAAGACTCGGTACGCTGTAGGGATTCCGAAGGGGAGGACGATCTCTAGGGAAGGAGTGGTAAAGCCCCTCTACGTGAGGGATGCTTTCAATGTCTTCGCGGAACATCGTGATTGGGCTTCAAACTACATTCACATTGATCGACCGGCTATAGAGGCCCACAAACTTTTGCAGGACACGAGAGGGGCTATTTCTTCAAGGTGGGGACCGGACTTGGCTGATGAAATTGAGGATAGGATACGAAAGACTGTTGCTAATGCCGAGAATGATACCAAAATAGGGAGGCTGTTTGCTAGGGCAAGAGGGAGTTATGTTGGATCAGTTCTGAGTCTCAACCCTATCAGCATAGCGGCAAACCTGATGAACGTAGAGAGGGCGACGACGGCAGGGTACGTCAAGCCTAGCTATTCTCTAATAGGGTTGATGGATTCTTTTGTTCACCCAAGAGAAGTGCACAGGCAATTGAAGGTATACAGCCCAGAATATCGGGAGTACCATGTTGAGGGAGGATTCAACAAGGATTACAAAGAGGCCCTTGAAGGATCTGATAAAAACACATGGCTTGCAAGATCTGGGAAGATGTTCAAGAAAGTCATCTCCTATCCTTCCAGGTTGACTGACAGAATAGCCGTCCGTGGGATCATGAGGGGAAGCTACTTCCAGGCCATGGATGAGATTCAAAGCGGGCACTTGTCCACTGACATATCCAAGGCCCTCAATCTCACAGATAGCCAACTGAAGGATTTGAATCAAGTTCAGAAAATCTCCTACGCTTACCGCTACGGGGAGTATGTCTTGGAACACGTCAACAGCGTCCCATCTCCTACGCTTCAGTCGGGGCTTCACCTGGGGAATTGGTTTGAGCAAACAGTAGGAACATTTGGGCATGATGCTGTCAGAGCTCAACAGTTGTACAAGGAGACCCTGAGAAACGCGCTTCACAATCCCTCATTCAGAAATTATCGAAAACTTGGTGCGCTTACCGTTGGGCTATTCTTGATTGAACCTCTTCACTATGTCATTCTAAACTATGAGAGACAAAGGTTGATGTCGGCTAGGAAACCCCCGTCACCGGAAGCATTCCGTCTTGCTCTGTCAGGAGACAAGTCAAAGGAAGCCAAAGAAGCAAGAAGATATCTTGCGTTCGAATTCTTGGATCAAGCGTCATATTACTTCCCGGTACTACGAGACGTGGTAAGGCCGATTGTTGCTGCTGCCACAAAGCAATACAGCGGTCAGTCAATGTTGATTACTGACGAATACACTCGGTTGTCTTCTAGGGCTACTCAGGCAGCGGCGAAACTTGCGCGGGGAGAAGGGAACGAACAGAAGAATTGGAGTGACCTTATGGATAACGGAGGGCATTTATTGGCGACGATGCTAGGTATTCCCTACACTAGTCCTCAGTTTTGGTTCAAGGCTGTACAGGGGATAGCTAGCAAGTGAGGGCGCTTGTTCTCCTTGTTGTCCTGTTTATTGGCTGCACAGAACCGGAGGATGAGATGGGGCTGACGGGATCGTACCAGACTCAAATCTTCAACGGAGGGAGAACGAACCTCACCGTTGACGGCGATCTCGTTATCCACGGGGAACTGAACAAGGGCAGGCTTTCCCAGATTGACTCCATAGCTACTGAAGTCTCAAAGTTGAGAAGAATCTCGGAGACCTTCTCACAGCCGGGAATGATCTGGAATACTTCCGCTTTTCCCGGTCCAGCCAATCTGATGTTCGGAGTTGCTTTCTGTCCAAAGCATGGGGGTGTTTTTGTAGCAGTTGGAGATGTCAAGGACATACGTCGGTCAACCGACAACGGAGTAACATGGTCGGCGGCTATAGGAAATCCATTTGCTGCGGGGACTCAAATCCTGTCTATTGTTTGGATTGATGACGGCTCATCATGGGGTGTCTTCGTCATTGTCGGAGCTGTTGGCGCTGGTGGGTTGGGGCAAATAGCTCGTTCGACAGACGGAGGCGCTACGTGGGGAGTTTTGATAGCAAACAACTTCGTCGTAGGGATACGTACCGTAGCTTCCAACGGGTCTAGACTGGTCGCAATGGATGGGAGTGGGAACAGTTCATACTCAGATGATTATGGAGCGACGTGGAGTGCTCTCTCTATCTCTGGTGGTACGGGTGCGACAGGTACAAGAGCCTTGTTCTATGGAAACGGCGCGTTCGTCTTTGCCGACAGTGGAGGCCATGTTTTCACTTCTGCGGCTGGAGCAGTGTGGACGGATAGGGGGGCGGTGAGCACCGGATTTCTGATAACTTGTACTTTCATCAACGGAATCTTTTTTGTGGGTGGACAGAATGCCGCTCTTTCAGCGGTGGTCTTTTCTTCAAAAGACAACGGAGCGACATGGGCTGCTGTCACCATTCCAGCAACCCTTGGGGCATACGTCCGAACTATCATGTCAGCGAATGACACCATTATTGCCAACGGCGCAACTGCTGTTACGATAGTATCTAAGGATTTCGGGGCAACGTGGACTGCAATTCCTGGGCCAAACACAGCCTATTTCTATGACATATCTTTTGGAAACAACACTTTTGTCTCCACCTATCCAATGTGGTCCTCTTGGCTGACGTATGGGAAAACGTACGCCTACGTCCCGGTGTTCACAAACTTCGGGGTTGTTACAAACATAACTTTCTACTGGCAACGTCCGGTGGGAAGCAACACCATCAAGATATGGGGGAACGCCAACTCGGGGAACCCTGGAGCTGGCGCGGCCTCTATAAGTCTTCCTGTGGGATTGGTATCTGACTTCGGACTCTTTCATTGCGGAAGTTTCGTTTTCAATACCGGGACATCTACTCCGAAAGCTGTAGGGATAGTTGTCGTCGGGGACTCCAATCTGTACTTCAACTTGATCGACAACGCAGTTGCACAAATCGGAACAGCGATAACGAGTGCGGGGACTGCGATTGGTGTTTCGTGTGAAGTCCCGGTCTCTGGTTGGAACTAGCGGGAGGGGAGAATGGCATCGTGGGAAGCACTAGGGTCACTAGCAGCAGCAGCGACAGCCATAGGAACGGCGCTTGGCTTTGGAGTAAAGAACGCAAAACAATCTGGAGCAACGGAGGAGAAGGTGCACAACATGCGTAGCGAGCTTACCAACGTGATTGCTATCGTGACGGGTCACACGGCGCAGATTGCGGAACACGACGGTTCCTTCAAGGCTATCGATGTCAAACTCGGCTACATCACGCAGATGATAGAGAAAATGTCGAACAAGCTAGACAAACACTGTGAGGAGAAAAACGAATGACAATTTTCCAGACGGACAAGGAACTACCCATAGAGATCAATCATTGGGGATGCTACTTCATGTCCCTGACGGAGCGGCTGACCACGCTCTTCTCGAAACCGTTCACACATGAGACCGTCCTTGCCTACTACCACGACGCCCAGGCAGCCAAGATCATCGACGACCAGGTGACGCTCTTGGCACCGCAAGCCTACTGTGACATGGTGCTCGGCATCAACCGCGTCGTGTTCGTGGGGAAGGTAGATCCGTTCTACGTTTGCGAGCCCTACGACTTCGAGATTCTGTGCTACCACAAGGACGGAGCCAGCTTCAACCATTTCGTCTCTGGGGACGGCAAGGGTCTGGTGCTCTATGACCCGTGGTCCTCTGAGGGCTCTGACAGCGTGAAAAACGGTAGCTGCATCGGCAAGCGTATCTACAGGATACTCACATGATCGTCGGACACAGGTGCAAGCCTCACAGAGACGGGAAGTGCCGTCTGGGCATGGGGGACTACGGGAAGAACGAGAACGGTGTGTGGTGGGCTCGACTGCCCGAATCGGGCAACCTCGTGAGTCTTCTTGACCCCGCGACGAAAGTGATGGAACACTCCGATGGAACAATCAGCGTGAGCGGACCCCTGACCACCTACGTCATGAACGACGACAACACCAGGAGCCGGGTGGAGTGGAAACTCGACCGGGGCAGGTGGGAAAAAACGGAACGCCGTCTGTAGCACTCTGACACACCTTCTGTAACTCAAGATTTTGATTGAAACTAGGGATGTCCTAGGGTCATAATCGGTTCCAGGAGGAAGAGGATGTCAATTTTTGGTAGCCAAGCGTTGGCACTGTCCACGGCTCCGGCGTACAGCAGGGTGGTGGACCCGATCTATACTGCCCCGGCCACGGGTGCCGGCCTCTCGGGCTTCATTATCGGCAACCCTTCCGCGAGCGCGGTTGCCGTTACCATCTATCGCGACAACCTGACGAACGTCCTTTGGAGCGGAACCATCCCGGCCAACACGGTAGCACAGACAGTCAACCTGCTGAGTACGCTCACAGCGGGAGAGACCATCTGGGCGATCGGGAGCCCTGGGGGAGTCGTGACGATCGAGGTTGACGGGTTGACCTCGAACTCGACGGGGACGCTGACCCAGAACCAGCTTCTCTTGGCTCTGCTTCTGATGTTCGCGAACGCTTTCGGGTGCGAGATCCCGAGTGCAACGGACCTCAACCCGCTTTCCTACGGAATGTGACGCCGTTGGCGTTGTGGTAGCTTTCGGGGGCTGAGGCCCCAGGAGGGTCTTTATGGGTTTTGCTCTTCAAGGAGTCGTCGGCACCCAGAAGTACGGTGATGGCGCCTCCCAGAACCTTTCCGCAAGGTTCACAAACGACGGGGCTCTGGTAGTCGCAGAGAACCACGGCCGTCTGTACGAGCAGGCAATCAGAGGGAACGTCTTCTACGTGGGCACCGCTGCGGCGGGCGTGGTGCTGGTCGGAACCGGCTCCGGTGCTGTGGGCGATCTGATGTGGAACAAGGCCGGTGGTGCCTCCCCGGTCATCGACGAAGTGTACGAGATCGACCTGACGATGCCGGCAGGCGCACAGGTGCTCGGTTCCATGAACTGGTACTACCTGTACGCGGGGTCGAACATCGGAACAGGAGCACCCATCGCCACCCTGGTCACGGCAGGAAGCGTTGTGTCCTCACTGCTTGGCGGAGCTCCGGTGAAGGTTCCCAACATCGTGTGCTACGTCGGTGCTTCCACGTGGGCAGGGTTCGCGTTCCTGCGCGTGGTCCACATCTCCACGTGGGCGGGCGCAGTCGCGACAACCACGGCCCCGGCCTACATGCTCTATGAGCAGTACGAAGGCTCCCTGCTCATGCCGTCAGGGATGGCGCTTCAGCTCAACAGCTCGGGCGGCACCACGAACATTGGTGTCACAGCGACCGTTGTGGAGGTTCCGGCTCCTGGCGCTCTCGGATAGAGGAGGCTCTCCATGGGCTTTGCTCTACAGGGGGTAGTCGGCACCCAAAGGTATGTCGACGGAGTTGCACAGAACCTCGCGATGAGGTTCACCAACGATGGAGCCTTGGTCGTTGCTGAGAACCACGGTAGGCTCTACGAACAGGCGATCCGTGGCAACGTGTTCTACATCGGAACGGTGGCCGCGGGGGTGGTGTTGGCTGCCTCTGGGTCAGGAA